TTGAGGCAGATATTGCTGTAGAAAAGGTGAAAGATGGCAAATAAGGACATTCTTTTTCGCACGGATGTAGTGAGGGCCGGGGGTGTGCGGGTAAGCCGGGCTAACGAAGTTATCGAAGGTTTTGCAGTGGTCACCAAAGGTGTCACGCATGACGAAAGGGGGGAATTCGATGATCAGGCATTAGACAAAATCGTTGAATTGGGCAGAAAGGCGAAACTTGGGATTAAGTCAAGGTTCGGGCATCCGAATATGTCAAATACTGCTCTCGGCACATTTTTAGGGAGGGTTAAGAATTTTAGGCGGGAGGCAGATATAGTGCGGGCGGATCTGCACATTGACCCTACTGCGCACCAGACGCCTGACGGCGATTTAGCCAGTTATGTTATGGATCTTGCGCAAAGCGACCCGGCGGCATTCGGCTCATCTATGGTTATTCATTGGGATGAGGAGTACCGGCAGGAAAAAGACGGCTCATTAACCAAAGATGAAAAAGGCAATGTCTTACCGCCTCTTATCCGGGTGAAGAAGCTGCAGTCAGTGGATATTGTTGATGACCCTGCAGCAAACAACGGGCTTTTCGGAGAAACGTTCTTTTCGGAAAGCGTTAAGCCGTCTGCTGAGATGACGGCTTTTTTGGATAGATTCTTGAATCAGCCGGAAGCTGTTGAGAAGGTGATCGCCTTTTTGGAGCGATACAGCTTTAACAAAAAAACAGAAAGGGAGGATAGAACAATGTTTGAAGATCTGACATTGGAGAAACTAAAAGCAGAAAGAAGCGACCTTTACAACTCTGTTCACGCGCTCGGGGTTGAAGAGGGAACGAAGAAGGAGCGCGAGAGGGCAGTATTGATCCTGAAAAAATCCAAAGCCTTCAAGGATATGGCGGATCTGGCAGTTGAATCAATAGAGACCGGCGCATCTTTTGATCAGGCAGTGATTAAGTTTCAGGACAAGCAGCTGGAGGGACTGCAGAAAGCTTCAGCTCCAGGAGTCGGGCCGGATAAGGATGAGGATCCGGCAAAGAAACAAAAGACGCACTTAGAGCGCGCCAGGGCTTATAAGCAGGAGCACAACTGCTCTATGACCGAGGCACTAAGAGCAACAGCAGAAAAAAAGCAGCAATAAACTTACGAGAGGAGGACGAAAATGTCACAGTTTAATATCGGCTCAAAGGCATTTACCGCAGGAGAGGATTTAGAGGCTTACCGCAGGGTAAAGCTTGCAGCAGGAAGCGGAACGCAGGTCGTTTACGCGGATGCAGGCGAGGCCTTTATCGGCTTTACCGCTGCCAAGGCAGTTGCAGGCGAGATGGTCAGCGTAGATTTAAAGTTTACCGGCAGGACCTTTAAGGTTACAGCAGCCGGCGCAATCGCTGTAGGCGGGAGTTTCTACGGCGCAGCTGACGGAAAAGTTTCAGCCACAGTCAGCGGCTCGATTCAGGGAACGGTCCTTGAGCAGGCAGCTTCAGACGGGGAAATCATCGAAGGGTTGTTAGTGTAATTAACTTTTTCTAAAAGAGGAGGAAATCAAATGGGAGTTGATTATCAGGGTTCACGAGCAGTGCCAAGGATGGAGTTAGGCGAGGCTGCCCTGGAATTTATCCAGCAGCAGAACGAATTTATCGGCACGCAGGTTCTGCCGATATTCTCCACCAAGAAGAAGGCAAGTATCTTTCCGGCCATCACCCGGGAAAGCATTACCAGAGAAGCGGACACAAAGCGCGCGCCAAGAGGCAACTACAACCGGGACGGCTTCTCTGCCAAGGACAGGCAGTATAACTGCGAGGAGTTCGGTTTGGAAGGGCCTTTAGATGACGGAGAGAGGGCTCTTTACGCTTCAGACTTCGACGCTGAGCTGACCACAGTTCAGATCGTCACCCGCAGAGTCCTGCAGGCGCAGGAAAGGCGCGTCGCCGGTATTGCGTTCAACACAACGACCTTTTCCGGAGCAGCGCTTTTTACCGATTATTCAGCTGCGCCCTGGGACAACGCCTCAACTGATGTTGTGGCGCAGGTTCGGGCAGCCAGGGAAAAGGTGCGCCAGAACAGCGGACTTGAGCCGAACACCCTGGTTATCAGCAAGGCCAACATTGACCGGCTGCTGATGAATACCGGGATAAAGGACGCGATTAAATATGTGGCGCGTCTTACCGAGGCAGAGATTTTAAACGCCTTGGCAGATATCCTGGGCATCCGCAGGATTATCGTCGGCAGGGGCATTTACAATTCCGCCAAAGAGGGAAAGCCGTTTGTCTCAGCGGACATCTGGAGCGATGATTTTGCGCTTGTGGCGGTAATCGACGCCTCAGAAAGGCTCTCTATTCCCAGCGTGGGCAGGACTTTCTTGTGGACTGCGGACAGTCCTGAGAATGCTACGGTTGAACAGTACCGCGATGACGCTGCAAGAAGCGACATCTTCCGGGTCAGGCAGCATGTGGATGAGATGATTATTGACCCGTATTTTGCGCATCTATTGAAGGTCGACGCTTAAGGTTTAGAACTTTAAGCAAAGCAAATAATCCGGGAGGCCTTTTTGGGCCTCCCGGAAACAAAAAAAGGAATGACTATGACCTTCAAGAGCCGAATAAAAGAAGATGCCCTTAACTGTTTATTAAACACAGATGAATTCGCCGAAGAAATAACCTACACTCCCGCAGGAGGCCAAAGCCGGATTATCAAAGCCCTTGTCGACAGGGACCGGAAAACTCCTGACAGGCAGGACGATTCCCGCACCCTCCAAAATCAGGCAGAGATTTTTGTCTTAAACGACGAGACTCTGGGTATCTCCCAAATCAACGAAATAGACGACAGGATTATTTTATCTGACTCTGGAGGTAGCTCTAAAGTTTGCCGTATTGTCGAGGTCTTAGCCAAAGACGACGCTTTATGGCATTTGTTAGCACAGTGGTAAAAATGAGCGATTTTATTGACGTAAAAATTGACAAGGAAAAATTAGACCGGGCAATCAGGATTATCCCGCAGGCCTTAAAGTTTGAATTAGGGGATGCCTTTGACCATATCGGCAGGAGTTTCTTAGGCACATTTAGAAAGGAACGCCTGCAGGGTCCGCCTGGAGTTTACGGCGACGGTAGATATGGGCTTTATGGAACATTCAGAAGGGCAAGCCTTGTGTCAAAGACGATTGAAGGCATGGGATTGGAGATCTTCTCGGAGTCAAAGGTTTCTAAAAGGCATGAGTTCGGGGAAAGGGTTCTGCCTGCGGAAAATGCCCTGGCAGTGCCGATTAAGTCATTAAGCGGGGATGTGATGTATACCGCAGGCCACCGCTTAAAAAAGCAGTATAAATATCCGGCACAGCTGAAGAAAACTTTTGTGATTACCTCGCGCGGAAAGTCTTTTTTAGCCAAATGGATGGCAGACAGGTTAAGGTTCTTGTATGTGTTTAAACCTTTTGTGGATATCCGAGAGCGTCTGGAATTTTATCACACTTGGGATGCGATGCAGGGAAAGATTTTTACATACATTAATCAGGGAGTGGATAAGGCCTTGGCCAAGGTTTAAAGATGGAAACAGTCAGAGAAAGAATTTTAGCCGATATTAAAACTACTCTTGAAGGCATTACCCAGGCCAACGGATACAACTTTGATTTTACGCCCCAAACCGTGCAGCGCTGGTCAATGCACGGCAATACACCCGTTGACATTCCGATGATTATTATTACTCCCGGCGATGAAACAGAAGAGTCGTCTGTGCATCCGTTTACCGAATGTTCTTTAAGCGTTTTCTTAAGCGTCTTTTATATCAATGACAAAAATGACACCACGCCGACGGATATCTACTTAAACCGCCTGCAGGCAGATATCAAAAAGGCAGTGCTTTTGGATCACACAAGAGGAGGCGAGGCAGTTGATACTGAGATTGTTTCTACCAGTCCTTTTGTCACAACCGAAGGACAGCACTATGCAGGCTTAGTTATAGAATTGAAAATTAAATACCGGCATTTAAGGAATGATCCTACAAGGAGGTCATAAAGATGAGCAAGCTATCGAGGATTAGGCAGTTAGTAGCCAGGCCTGAGGCGCAGGAAGGCGTGGCGGAAAATTTAGCGTCTAGCGATGCAGGGTTTTTGGTGGATTATGTCCCCAAGGTCAGTTTTGAGCCGGAGATGTACCAGCGGGATCCGGTGCGGGAAAGCTTAACCAAGCTGGGCAAAATAACCGGCAAGCGTCCGGCAGGTTTTGATTTCAGCATCAAGTTAAGAGGCTGGGGAATAGGTTTTATGCCCCGGGAAACTCCTCTGCTTCTTGCCTGCGGCCATCAAGTCAATACTTTAAAGAAAATCTCAATCGGCGCAGTTACAGCAGGGCCTTTTAAGCACGGCGAAACAATCACCGGTGCAACATCCAGCGCGCAAGGCAGGGTGGTAATTGATACCCCCAACGGCATAACTACGCTTTATTACGTTGCCATAAGCGGAGTGTTTCAAAGCGGAGAGGATATTGACGGCCAGACTTCAGACGCAAGCGCTCAAGCTTCTTCCGCGCCTGTAAACGCAGGATATGAAATCAAGCCCTTGAGCAGAAACGCGCCGTCCTTAACCATGGCCTCTTATGAAGACGGAGTGCGCAAACTCTTACGAGGCTGCCGGGGTTCGGTAAAGTTCAATATGAAGCTGGGTCAGCCTCTTAGCATGGACTTTAAGTTCATGGGGGTTGAGGCAGGGGTAATTGACGCGGCTGTGTTAACCGGCATTGATTACGGCACTACGGTTGAGCCGGTTATACTCGGGGCAGGCTTTTCTGTTGCCGGAGTTTCGCTGAATGTCGGCTCAATTGATATCGATCTTGCCAATAAGCTTTCGCCCAGGGACAAGATTGACGACCCCAGCGGCATTCTTTCTTACATGATCACCGACCGCCAGCCCGCAGGGAATATGGATCCTGAAATGCTTTCAGTTGCCGAGCATGATTTCCACGGCAATTGGCTGAATAACGCAAAGCTGCCTCTAGATTTTTCCTACGGCACAGCCGAGGGCAACAAGTTCCGCTTCTACTGCCCGGCAATCCAATACACAAAGGTTGAGGACACGGACAAAGAAGGCATCCAGATTGCCCAGGTTGCTTTTGATTTAACCGGATCGTTCAGTCCGGGTGATGATGAGTATTGTATTTTGTGTCTTTAACCTTTATCCAGGAGGAGGACTATGTTTACCGGAATTGATATTAACGCAACGCGAAAATTTATCTCAAAGCTTGACCCAGATCCGAATAATCCCACGGTATTTCATATTGGAGTATTGGATCCGGTACTGCGCGCCGAGGTCGATGATGAAAGCTCGACTTTTAAAGTAAGCTCTCCACGGCCGAATGACAAAGGAGACATCCAGTTTAAATGGAGCAGACGCCAGCTGGCTGCTATAAAGTTCGGACTGAAAGGTCTTGAGAACTTCCTTGATCCGCAGACAAATAAGCCGGTGGAGTTAGCATTTGACACCATTCAATATGCCGGGAAAATGCGCCAGGCTGTGCCTGACAGAATTATTGCTATGCTGCCGAGCGAGCTGCGTCAGGAGCTGGCTGAGGCGATTCTAAATGAGTCAAAGCTGTCCGAGGAAGAAGCAAAAAACTGATCCTGGCGGTCCGCATACTTGAGTTAACGGCGGGCTGCCACGGCTGTTTGGCAGGCAGGAAGACGTCTTGTGAGTTTGAGGTTATAGGGCAGGAGTTTTGGAAGTTTGAAGGAAAGCAGTACCAGGGCTGCCCCTTTAAGCAGATAACGGAGTTATCCGCCAATTTTATAAGGGCCTACAATTTCTATAAGAGCGGATTCCTGCCGAATCAGGGCAGCTGGCTGGAACAGCCGGCAAAGTTTATTGAGGCAGTTGAGGTAATAGAAAATGAGCTTGCGCAGATGCGCCAGGAACAGATGAGGAAATACAGGAATGCCTACAAATAGGGAACTCTCCATAATCATGCGCCTCAAGGATGAGGTGACAAAAAAGCTTCAGGGTGTTGAAGCCGGCATCCAGAAATTCGCCAACTCAACGCATAAGCTGGGCATGAATATGCGCCAGGTCGGAAGAGAGATTACGCAGGTAGGATCAACCTTGACCTTTATGGGCGCTGCCTTAACCGGTCCTTTGGCTTTGGCCTTTAAATCTTCGGAGAAATATTCTCAATCCGTATCAAACGAGCTCAAACGTCTGGACAATGCTTTTATTGCTTTGCGCGTGAGCATTGCCGAGGCCTTGGTTCCTGTAGTGCATAAGCTGGCCAATGTCTTTGGAAATCTTCTTGCCCTCTGGAACAGCATCCCGCCGGCAACCCAGCAGATGATTATTCAGGGTATTGCTATAACCGGAATATTTTTAACCTTAAGCGGAGTGGTAGTTAATCTCGGAGGCAGGCTAATTAGATTAGGCGGGATAATCCTGGATTTAGTGAGCAAGTTTGCCTTATTTGCCCTGGCCAACCCCTGGCTGGTAGGCATAGCTGCGGTTGTGACAGGACTGATTATTGTTTTTCTTAAATTCCGGGATGTGGCTGTGCCGGTTTTAAACGCAATTGAGATCGCTGCGCAAATGGTCTATATCGGCTTTGTCAAGCTTATCAAGTATCTCTTAGTTGGCTTTGACCAGCTGAGCTTAGGCCTGCAGAAGTTCTACGAGCTTTTAGGCAAGATCCCGGGCAAATTAGGCGAGCCTTACAGAGAAGCATCAGAGCATATCAAAAAATTCAGGGAGAATTTAGACGGATTAATCAAAGCCTCAGATATGGAGATGGACCGTGTCGGCAGTAAGATTTCAAATATTCTGGTAACCGGCGAGGGCAGCTTAGTCAAAGGTTATGACAAAGCCAGAGCTGCAATAGAAAATTTTATCAACTCGCTTAAGAATTTAGGCAAGGATATAAAAATTGACGAGGTGGCGCAGAAGTTTGACGCCATAAAGTCAATAGGCGAAGGAACGGCCAAGTCCTTGGGCAGCGTGTTTAAACATTTCTTTACTGATTTATTCAAAGGCCAGATTGATGATGTCAGGGATTATTTTGCGGAATTCGGCAATATGATGCTGGAGGTCTTAGCCGAGGTCCTGGCTAAGATGATCCTGGTTAAGACCATAGGCGCAGTATTTCCCGGGATGATTCCGTTCTTTCATAGAGGAGGCATGGTTTATCACGCAGGAGGGCCGGTTCATGCAGTATACGCGCATGCAGGCCTTGAGCCCGATGAGGTGCCGATTATTGCGCAGAGCGGAGAAGGGGTTTTATCCAGGCGGGGAATACGGGCTTTAGGCGGAGCAGCCAGCCTGCGCAGGCTGAATGAAGGAGAATCCTTAAAGCCCGGCATCACCATAAATGTAAACCAGGTAATCCAGGCCTGGGACGCGCAGGATGTCTGGCGTAACCGCAAGATGTTATCTAATGCCATTGCCGATGACATTTATAACAACGGCAAGATCCGTTCGGTAATCAGGAGCTATACATGAGCGACTTTACTTATCTGCCGGATTTTTTAATTGATGAGACAGTGGAATATAAGACGCTTGTATCCGAGTTTGAAAACGGCGCAGAGCAGAGACGGCGCAAGTGGCAGAATCCTTTAAGTAAATGGACGCTCAGGTTTAATAACCGCGCGCTTGCAGAAATGGAAGCGGTGCGGGATTTCTTTAAGAATAAGTTCGGCGCCTTTATGAGCTTTACTTGGACAAACCCGAATGATTCAGTGGAATACCCTGTTAGGTTTGTCGAGGACAGTTTTCAATTCAGCCGTAAGGCATACGGAGTGTATGACTTTGAGTTTGAATTTATCGAGGTGAAGTAATGCCGCGCGAAACAGACAGCACATTTAAGCAGGAGAAGGCAAGGCGCGAAAATGCGCCTATATTTTTATATACCCTTGAGAAATACGACGGCATTAATGATCTTCGCTTAGCGGGTTTTGACGAAGATATCGTATACAATGGCGTTACTTATTCGCGCTTTCCTATAACTCATGAGTTTGTCGGCGAGAATAACCAAGGTCAGATTGACCAGGTCAAAATTAGGCTGAGTAATGTCTCAAGGCTGATTCAGCTTTATTTAGAGCAGTTTGATTTTAGGGGCAAAAAGGTCACGATACGCATGGTCTGGCTGGATCAGCTGTCTGATCCGGATGCCTTTATGGATGACATTTTCTATATTGATAACTACAGCGCAGACCAGAACAATGTGGAGTTTACTCTGACAGGCAAGTTTGATGTCTTGGGAGTGGATCTTCCGGCAAGGAGATATTCCCGGAATTACTGCAGCTGGAAATTTAAGTCTCTTGAGTGCGGGTATGCAGGGGTTGAGACAACGTGCAATAAGACAAAACAAAGATGCAAACAATTGAACAATTATCAGAGGTTCGGGGCTTTCCCTTCGGTGCCGACACGGCGCATCTACGTGATGTAGAAAGACGCATTATCGGGAAATATCTCGGCATCCCTTATCAGCACAGGGCCCGGTCCTTAGCAGGTCTTGACTGCTGGGGATTTTTAAAGTTTGTCTATGCTGATCTAGGCGTACGGCTGTTTGATATTGAGGACTTAGAATACTCAAAGGTCTGGGGCATGGAAGGCAGAGATTATTTTAAGGAACATTACTTTCATGACTGGTTTCAGGTTAAAGAGCCGCAAGTTTTAGATGGGATATTGTTTGTGAATTCGAGAAGAATCGCCAATCACGCAGGCATTGTTTTAAGCAACAAAAGATTTATTCACTGCTGCAGGCAGGGAGTGATTATTTCTAGGATAAACGATCCTTCCTGGCTGCCAAGGATAGAGGGTTTTTACCGGCTAAAGGCGAAAGTATGATTATCATACGCAATATAACCAATCCTTTTAAACCAGAAGACGCAGAGCTTAAAAGGATAGATTATTCCCGGCATAAGACTCTGCAGGAAGTTTTAATTGAATCCGGATTTGATTACCAAGATAAGCGCGTTATTGTCAGCGGCAAGCGTATTGAGAACCTGTCTGCTTATCTTGATAACGAAGATGAGATTACCATTATCCCTGAAGTCAAAGCGCCGGTAGTGGCAATTATCTCTGCCATAGTGTCAGCAGTCTGGGCTGTGGCCGTAGCGCATCCGTTCTTATTTGCCTTCTTTGTGCTCTCCATGGGCTATGCCATTTACCAGAATATGAACCAGCCTAAGATGCCGGATTTTAACCTCGGAGGCGCAGCCGGACTTGATGAGGGCTCGCCTACCTACGGCTGGGACGGTGTGCAAACTATCCAGGAAGTAGGAGTGCCGGTAGCAATTGTTTACGGCGAGCATAGAATCGGCGGCAATATTATTAATCAATTCCTTTGGGAAGACGGAGATAACCATTATTTAAATGTCCTGCTTGCGCTTTGCGAAGGAGAGATTGAGTCAATAGAAGCAATAGAGATTAACAATAACCCCATTGATAACTTCGGCGGAGTGACGGTTTCAAAGCGCTTTGGCACAAACTATCAGAACCTTATCAGCAATTTTGAGGATCTGCATAATCTTTATCCGGTTAACGCCAATCTGGTTAAAAATAATCCTTATGTCTACACCACAGTGGATTCGGATGTGGAAGGCTTTGAGATCCACTTAAGGCTGAATAACGGCCTTTACCAGCAAAGCTCTGGCTCAGGTGATATCCAGAGCTGGAGTGTGACTTATAAGGTTGAATACAAACTGCATTCAGAAGGTGCCTATATTGATTTAGGCGAAACTACCATTTCGGAAAAATCCCGCTCAACCGTGCGCCGGGTGTTTCGCAAAGCTGGGTTAACTCCTGGACAATACGATATCAGGATCACCCGCACCTCAGATGACAGTTCGCTTTCGCCTTTAAAGCAGGGCGATTTAACCTTATTTCAGATAGATGAGCTGAAGACTGACGACTTAAGTTATCCAAATACTGCGCTTTTGGGCCTGCAGCTTTTAGCCACAGACCAGCTTAACGGCGGAACGCCGAATATTACCGCGGTTGTAAAGGGCAAAAAAGTGTTAGTCCCGGATATCCGTAACAGCGGAGTGCCGGTTAACTGGGAAAACTACTACTGGGACGGCAGTAATTATCGGCTCTTATCTGATGATACCTTACTTGAATGGGACGGCTCAACTTATGTTGAGGCATACTCGGCTAATCCGGTTTGGTGCCTAAGGGACTTTATTGTTAATCACCGTTACGGGCTGGGTGAGTTTATTTTAACGCAGCATCTGGACAACGCCTCACTCTTGGAGATGTCGCAGTATTGCGAGGAAAAGGTTGCCGACGGAAAAGGCGGTTTTGAGAAACGCTTTAGATTAGATGTAGTTATCGACTCCAATCATAAGGCCCTGGATATCCTCATTCAGTTAAGCGCTGTATTTAATGCTATGCCTGTATACAGCGCAGGAGGGATTACCTTTAAGATAGACAAACAGACTTTGCCTACTCAGCTTTTCGGCATGGGTAATATCATCAAGGACAGTTTTGTGCAAAGCTGGAAGACGATTAAGGAAGTGCCGAATGTGATTGAGGTGCAGTTTACAGATAAAGAGAAAAACTACCGCCAGGAGACCATTGCTTATATTGATGAGCAAGCCTTAGCTAACGGCGAGCCGATGCGCAAAAGCCAGGTGCGTCTATTTACTACCGGCGCAAGTTATGCAATACGGGCAGCGCGCTATGCCTTAAAAGTAGCAAAGTATATCAACCGTTCAATTGTTTTTAAGGCAGGCATTGACGCGGTTGCCTGCCAGGCAGGAGATATTATTTCTCTTTCGCATGATGTGCCGCAGTGGGGTTTCTCAGGCAGGGTAAAAGCAGGTTCTACTGCGACCTTAGTTAAGCTGGATCGTGCAATGACCATTGAGGACGGTAAGTCCTACAAGATACAAATCAGATTTTCCGACGACTCCATTGAGGAAAGCACGATTACCTCGCCAGCCGGAACCTATACCGAGCTTGAATGTTTGGCATTTAGTAAAGCACCGCAGGATTTTGATGTTTATGCCATAGGCGAGACAAATAAAGTCAAAAAGGATTTTCGGGTGGTAGCCATTCAACGAGAAGGCAAGAACGAGGTGCAGATTCAGGCTCTGGAGTATAACGAGGCAGCTTACGATGATTCTGATATTATCCTGCCTCAGAATAATTATTCGGCGCTTTCCGGCGAGATTCCGCTGGTGACAAATCTTACCTTAACCGAATCCCTGGTGAAGAAAACCGACGGCACCATTGAGAATGCCATTGATGTCTGGTTTGACCGGCCGGTATTTGTTGATCACTATGTCAAATCATTTGCCAAGGCAAAGATCTATTTGAGCGATGATAACGGTTTAAGCTGGGGAGCCAGGGGTGAAACTGCCGGCTCTTATTTTAGAATTATCGGCGATATCGTAGACAGACACACCTATAAGGTCAAGGTTACATCATTGACCGATATGGATGAGGAAAGCTCTTTAGCTGCAGCGCCCGAAGCCTCAATCACAGTCGTGGGCAAGTCTGCGCCTCCAAGCGATGTCTCGACCTTCCTGGTTAACCAGAACAGGGATCAGCTTTATTTCGGCTGGAGCGAGATTCCGGATGTGGATGTCTGGGGATATGAAATCAGACGCGGGGTAGACTGGGAAAGCGGGGAGGTAATAACATTCCAGCAGGGGACGCATTACCTGGCCACCGGCCTTAAAAAAGGCATTGACCAGAAGTTCTGGATTAAGGCCATTGATACCTCAGGCAACTATTCTGCAAACCCCATAGAGTCGGTCCTTACTGTAGGGGAAATCCCCTTTAGGAATGTTATCGCCGAGTTTCAGGAGCACCCCTTATGGCAGGGTATAAAGACGAATCTTGAAATCAGTGTTGAAACATTGATAATTTCCGACGGGTTTTTATCCGGCGAATACGAAATGCTGGTGCGGGACTTAGGCTATGTGGCAGCAGCTTTCATTGAGATAGAGGCAATTGTTTCCTTGTCAACCGGCAGAAGATTTGACAGCGATCCCAATGCCAGGTTTAACGACAGTTTGTCTTACCGCTTTACCGGCCAGGAAACCCAGCGTCAGGCAAGTTTTAAGATTCGCCTCTCAGAAGACAATATCAACTGGTCAGAGTGGCTGGATTATCAGCCCGGAGATTATTACTGCAGATACTTCCAACTAAAGATGATCTTAGCCAGAGAAAACTTAGGCGATTATGTGACCTGCTCAACCCTGCAGTACCTGGCTGACCTTCCGGACGTGGATGACTTCGGCAGGGATGAAGTCACAGATGCAAACGAGGGCAAAGAGGTATTTTTTACCAAGACGTTTCATGAGGAGCCGAATGTGCATATTGAGATAACTTCCGGAGCAGGCGTTTATATACAGTTTGTGCATAAGACCACAACCAGCTTTAAGGCCAAATTATTTAATGCTCAAGGCGCTGCGCAGACCGGCCATTTTGACTGGCACGGCCATGGAGTATAGCAAATGGGAAAGAATCTTATACCGGCAAAGGTAATTATTGAATTCGATAACGGCGCTTTTTCAAGCGGCGTTATTATTTATAAAGTCAATGACAACGGCGCCATAAGCCGGGTTAAAACTATTGGCATAAAGAATGCTGATTTCAGCAGACCGATGCTGAACGGCCTGCTGCAGAAATTTATTCAGCATGCGCAAAGCGCAGAAGGAATTCAAGAATGATCTGCTCAAGATGCAAGCAGGAGATTCCTAAAGACATGGCTTATGTGTTGATAAAGGGAAACATTATTCTGCGCGCTCCTAAAAAGCGGCCTTTGGTGTTTACCTGTATTGAGCAGGCATTTAATTACGCGCAGGCTCTTTTTATGCACGATGTCTGCTGGATTGAAACCTTAAGAGAGCACGGCGTTGAGCTTTACGATATGAATAAGGTAGCAGAGCAATACAAGAACAAGGAGGTTTCCGATGGCTTGGGACAAGACAAAGCCGGAAAATGACATGCTTTTGATTAACTTCCCGGCTGCCTGCAGGGCAAACTGGGAAGCCTTGGAGCTAGGCACAGATCCGAATCTTTTAATAACGAATGCTAAAGTAGCGCCCGGTGCCGGCATAGAAGACACTAAACTTGCGCAGATAGTTACGCCGAATAAGGTAAGCGGCGCAGCTTTAACCGGCCTGGCAAATATTCCTTCTGCAGCAGGGGTCCTGCCGGAGGTAAACTCGCCGAATAAACTCAAGGCTGATGTCAGCGATACAACCCCGGAGTATTTAGAATCTCTTGTTGATGCAGGGGTATTTCAAATATCAGCCGGCGACCAGCTGCAGTTAAAAGACGGCGGCGTTCAGACCCAGAAATTAGAAGGCGGAGCTGCTTCGCCCGGCAATAAAAAATACTACGGCACAAACGCTTCCGGCACAAAAGGTTTTTTTGATATCGGAGGAGGCACAGCAGTTTACGCGCCTTAAATTATGGCACATTTATTACCGCCAAAACAATGCTCGTCAAATTTACCCAGTTGGACTGATCCTACGCTTACGGACTTGACCACTGAGATCCGTAAAGTCCACATGGATGAGCTGCGCTCATTTTTAAATAATGAATTTACGCGCAGAGGCAAATCTCAGGGCAGTTACACAGACCCTGCGATTACCGCCCTGGTCACTGAAATCCGTAAAGTCCACATGGATGAGCTAAGGTCGGAATTGTCAGCCTGTAAATCCGGCAGGGGCGAGTCAGGCTACTGCCCGCAGGATAATTCCGGCTGCATGGATTTTACAGACCCGGTAATTACTGCTCTCGTAACAGAAATTAGAGGAGTGCATTTCCGCCAGGCAAGAAGCAAGGTTGAGGTTTTAATGACCAGCTGCATCTGCGAGACCGAACAGTGCCAGTACTGCGCAGACTGCGGCTATTACTACCAGACCTGCTCGCATGCAGGCGTAGCCTGCGATAACCATAAATACAACGAATGCATGCATTCTATAAATAATTATTGGATCTGCGCCAGTATCAATCTGCCCTCGGGGGCAGCGCATCCTTACAAGGCAGCTTCAGGGGATCCGCTTTCAACAACGCCCTGGGACGGCTACGTGCCCTGGGATTGGTGCGTATATGCTCCGCCCGGGTCTAACTGGGGATCCTGCGAATATCAGGGCGGGCATGACCATACTGCCTGGAACTGCAAATGCAACCCATACACATGGTAAACGACAAATTTTTAACGAAGAAGATTTCAGAACAGGAAAAAGAAAGCAGCGTCAGCGAGCTGCTCCACTGGGTTAAAGACAATCTTAAAGATGAAGATGCAGCTGAGTTTACCCGGAATAAGTTTAGTACTCTCAGAGCGTTTACAGCAGCGGTGCAGGAAACCTATCAGGCATTAGGGGTAAGGGGAGAAAAAGGCCTTGAGTCTGATTTTATGCTCGTTATTGCCGGAGGCCGTAAAGCTAAGATTTACGTTTCCTGCTGCATTCCGCTTACCCGGGCGCACAAAGATATATTCCTGCAGAAGCTGGGCGCCGAGCTGGAAGAGATAGACCAGAATTTAAGCAAATTGACTTGGAGGTAAGATGGCGGTATTTGAATTGGCCAGGACAAATATAACAGGCAGTCTTCCGGAGCAGTGCCGGGATGTAATTAAGAAATACAAATCAGACGGCATGTTTGATATCTGCTCGATTACCAGCGGCAGGCAGGACTATACCACAGTCTATTTTTTGATGACCCAGGACTGCAATTTAAACTGCGCATACTGCTATCAGCCGAAGGAATTCCGCAGCAAAGAAGCAGTGATTACTAAACAAATTATTGACGATACCATGACTTGGGCTCTAAAGACATTTGATGAGGCTAAGATTAAATTCAGTATCTTTGGCGGCGAGCCGTTTCTAAATACCACGATGATTAAATATCTCTGTGGTACTTACTGCATGTACCGCTATGTGGTTACTACTAACGGCCTTGTGCTGCTAAAGGACGCTGCCTTGCGCGAATGGGTCTTAAAACATAAATATCATCTGAATTTAAGCGTGAGCATTACCGCGCTTCGCCAGGTCCTTGGCCAAAGATATTTAGATGAGGCAGGGCCGGTGCTGGATCTGATAAAAGCTAACGGCGGAGATGCGCATTATGTGATTGACGATCCTGACCGCCCGGGCATTTATGAAGAGATTGTCCGACTCTATGAATACGGCATTCCTGTGGTAAGGGTTTCCTCAGCCAGGCATTGGGATCTGATCAAAGAGAAGAATGAGGCATACAAGTCATTATTCAAAAGAATAGCAGACTACATTTATTTTACCGGAGAGCCTAAGTTTGGAAGGAGCCAGTGGGATATTGCCTTAAAGAATAACCTTTATAGAAAACTCAAAGGCGTGCCTTTAAAGCAGGTACCGCCCACGTTCTGCGGTTGCGGTTATTTGTATCTGGCGGTTAATCATAAAGGCGAGATTTATCCCTGCGACTTCTTTGCCAATTTCCCGGAGTTTAAGATCGGCGATATCTACTCAGGATTTAACGAGACAGCTTATTTCTTCAAGAAGATGGGCGACTGGATAGATGAGCTTTATGAGGACTGCCGGAACTGCACGGTATGCGAAGGCTGCGATATCCGGCTCTGCCCGCGGGCAATGTGCCTGGCAGAAAATTATATCGTAAACGGCAGCCCTTTAAAGCCGGCAGCAAACCACTGCTGGGCGAATAAGGCTGAGTACGCCAACTTTGAATACATTGCTAAGAAGGCAATTGCTCTGGGCATCGATGAGCTTTATTACAGGGGAAAATGAAGATACCGTTTTATAAAACAGTTTACCTTTATCTTACACATGCCTGCAATTCAGGGTGCAGCTTCTGCTACCGCCGGGGATTATTTACCCGAAACAAACCCGAAAGCCTTGGCCCCCGGTTTATGAGCGAGGAGACAGCTTTCAGGATCCTGGAGTTTGTATTCTCAGAGCTTAAGCTGGATCCTAAATTTGCCGTCTACTTCTGGGGAGGGGAGCCGTTATTAAACTTTACGGTGATAAAAGCTGTGGTTGAAAAACTTCCGCAGTTTTTATACCACACCAACACTAACGGCGCGCCCATAAATCAGGGTATGTATGACTGGCTGAGCAGGCACAAGAATTTAAGCTTTACCTGGTCCCTGGGCAATGCCTATGAAAAATACGGAAGCTTAAAAGCAAAAGTTTATGCAGAGCCCTGGGGCTTAAAGCTGGTAAAAGAAAACCCGCAGCATAATGTCAACTTCATGGTCACGCAGTACGGCAGGCTGGCTGAGGATTTTGATTTTTTAATTAATAACGTGACCCGCAATGTCACCATAGACCTGGCTACAAGGTTTGAGCATAAAGAGGAGGATCTGGAAGAGTTTGCTGAGCAGTATCTTAAGCTGCTTTTGAAATACAGAGATGATAAAGAGCTGTATCGGGAAATTAATCCGGCAATACACTCCAACCTTTATTTTAAGGAGTTCGGGTTTAAGGCGCAGGTAGAGGATTTTCATTACTGCCGGTCTGGCTTAGAAAGGATTTTTATTGATACCCAGGGCGGTATCTGGCAGTGCGACAACATGTATATCTGCCAGCATAATAAATTAGGGGATATCGAGAAAGGCATTGATTATTCAAAGCTTGACCTTGCCTGGGAGATCGACGCCAACAGGGAAAAGTATCTTGGGCAGTACTGCCGGGATTGCGAGCTTTACCGCTTGTGCCCGCGTAATAAATGCTTAGGTCTAAACCTGGAATGGATGGGGGATATGTTTAAGCCGGAGCCGTCATTCTGTAAGATGTGCAAAGTCTTATTCAAAATAACCAAACGCTACATTGAGCTTGAAAAGGAGGCGAGATTATGCAGCTGAAGGAAAACGAAATCAAAAGCATCGATTTATTCATTACCGAGCAGTGCAACATGAAATGTGACTACTGCTTTCATAATCAAACTGATGCGGTGTTGTCAGTTGAGCAGGGCAGGAAGATCCTGGAGCGAATGAAGGCATTAAGCCCGGGTAATCTGCAGATTACCTTTTTTGGCGGCGAGCCACTGTTGTATCCGCAGACCGTATTGCAGCTGGCTGAATACGCCAGAACGCTTTGGCAGCCCGACAAAGAAGGAAGGCATACATCGACATTTTCTATTTCAACGAACGGCATGTTCTTTGATGAGGACGTCTTTAAGAAATTTGCCGAGCTTGGCATGGCCATTCAGGTCAGCTGCGACGGAGATAAAATTACCCAGGAAGAATACCGGCACGGAGACCACGCGCTTATCATTGAAAATATGAAGAAGATTTTAAAGCTAAAGCCGGATATGAGCGTGCGCATGACTTTCACACCTAAGACAGTAGGCAGGCTGGCTATTAATATCCAGTATCTTCATGAGCTTGGCGTTGCCAAGATTACACACCATGCGGTGATGGAAGAGGACTGGACAGAAGAAGCAGTCCAGCAGTACCAGTATCAATTAGCTCAGGTTTATCATTACCGCAGGTACTGCAAAAGGCAGGATATCCCTCTTGAGATCGCTTTCATTGATAAGCCCCTCAAAGTCCTTAACGATGAAATCCCTGCAGAGAAGGAATACTGCCAGGCAGGCAAAAGCTACATTGCCGTATTAGACAACGGAGATGTTTACCCCTGCCACCGTGCAGCAAGCGCCAGGCTCTTTAAGCTGGGAAGTATCTTTGACGAGATTCCTTTTATCAGGGGAATCTTTTTAAATATAGACAAGGAATACACCGGCTGCTGGAAAAACTGCAGGCACTCCAGAACCTGCCACAGCTGCATTATTACGCACTTTAAGGTCAACCAGGAATTAAACGCGCCTTTAGCAAAATACTGCAAGCTCTGCGCTGTGGAAAACAATCAGGCATTAGGATATCTGCCGGTTGAGTTAGCTGACCGCAGGGAGCGGATGCTTTATAAAATAGGCAATGTCCTGGTGGATGTTGCCAGGCAGAATGAGGAAATCTTAAGACTGCTCAAGATAAAAGGAGGGGTTTAACCATGGGCAAAGTTATAAATCACGAGGAGATAACGGTTGAGGATATAGTAAAGAGCTTAAATCCGGCAGTATACAATCCGGGCAGCGGCGAGTCAGCTTCTTTTGCGCTTATCCATGCCGAAGGCGGGCCGATGAGATATTTTGTCAACGGCCAAAACCCTACGCCGTCATCCGGAGCGCTTTTAGAAGATGGAGACATTGTGGAGCTGCCGTCAATTTATCATATTAAGGATTTTAGGGTGGTTAAGTCAGGAGACGACCCGGGCAAACTCACCGTAACTTACGAGGCTTGAAAGGAGGCGTTAAATATGCAGCTGCATCTTAAACACAGAAAGGCAAGCAGAATACTTAAAAGGGTCTATGAGATAAATTCCGACGGAGGCCTTCCTAAGACCGGCCAGAGCATGATTTATCAGCCCGGAGACGACGGCTCATACCAGATGGGCTATCCTCTCGGCGGAGAAGCAAGGTTTATTGACAACGCAGATGGTACGGTAGTCGATTTGGCCACGGGTCTTATGTGGATAAAAAATCCGCAGGAGGCAGGATTAGGTTCTCCTATGTACTGGTATGACGCAATCAATGCCTGCGAGAATCTTGACTTTGCCGGACACAACGACTGGAGGCTTCCGAATATAAACGAGCTGATGTCTATTGTGGATCACTCCAGATATGACCCGGCATTTGACCCGCTCTTTTTTACGCCGTTTTCGGATACC